GAAGCCACTGAATTGTTCAAGCCGGCCGAGCTAATCAACATTGGCGACGCTGTGAAACTCGCTCCCGGCAAGAACGCCAAGGAACGGGACGCTGTGCTTGAGCCCTTTGTTGAGCGCAAGTCCAGCGGCCACACCCTGGTCCACGTCAGCGACAAGCGTGATCCTGTCCAGATTGACGCCAAGGCCGCGTTCGCGGAATCCACCCTCAAGGAATTAACTTCGTAAGGCACGAGCACTTGCGCTCCAAAGCCGATAATCGACAACCGCAACTGAAATCCGACAACTCACAAAGGAGCAACAAAATGGCAGCAGAGAACCTTGTCACTCCCGAATTTCGCGCCGCTTTCATCAGCGTATTCAGGGCTACCAGCATGAAGAACGCGGACGGCACAACCAACAAACCAAAGTACAGCATCCGCGCCTGCTTCCCGCCCACGGCGAAGCTGGACGCGCTCAAGAAGGAGGCCCAACTTGCCGCACAGGAGAAGTGGGGCGACAAGATCCCCAAGACCCTGCGCAGCCCGTTCCGCACGAACGAAGAGCTGGAGAACCCCATCGTCGGCATTGGAGACGACTGGATTATCATGAGCTTCTCCGCGAACGAGGACCGGCGCCCTGGCATTGTGGACGCCAAGTTGCAGGACATCATCGCCAACGACGAAACCGAGGTCTACTCCGGCGCCTGGTATCGCGCCCAAGTCCGCGCCTTTGCCTACGAGAACGCCGGCAACAAGGGTGTGTCGTTTGGCCTCCAGAACGTGCAGAAGCTGCGCGACGACGACCCGCTCGGCAGCGGCCGCATCCCGGCATCCAAGGCCTTCGAGCCTGTCGATGTGCCAGCGAGCGCCGCTGGCGGCAACGGGAAGACAGCAACCAGCATCTTCGGATAACCCATGACGAAGCCTGGGGCGGTCTCTCGGCCGCCCCGATTTTTTGTACTGTGGAGGTGTACTTTGGATATTCAGACGATTTTTGATACCAATCTGCAACGCTGCGCGCGTTGGCACGAAAAAGGCATTCAGGACTGGTCGCCGTTAGAGTGGGCCGGGGCCATGGCTGGAGAAGCCGGTGAAGCGGCGAACGCAGCCAAGAAGCTGAAGCGCATCGAGACCAACATGATGAGCATCAATGAATCTGCTCGGCATTACACGAGCGTTGAGGATGCCCGGATCGAAGTCGCGAAAGAGGTTGCGGACACGATTCTCTATGGCTTGTTGCTCATGGCCAGGGTTGGGGTCAATATGCCCGAAGAAGTTCTGCGTGAAGTGTTCAACAAGAAGTCCAAAGAATACGGTTTTCCAGAAAGAATCTGATTACCTTCAGAAAGAATCCCCCATCATGCAAAGCCTGGGCATCGATTTTGAGTCGTTTTCTCAAATAGACCTGAAGAAATCGGGCCTCCATAAGGGAATTACATACTTAACTCCCTTGAGGTAGTGAAATGAACGTGTTTGTTGGCATGGAAGAATCGCAGGTCATCCAGCGTGCTTTTGAGGAGCGCGGGCACAATTCTTGGTCCTGCGACTTCAAGCCAGGGAGGCTAAATCCCTCGCGGCATATTCAGGGCGATGTACATGAGGTTCTGAGGCGACTGACTTGGATTCCAGACATCATCATCATGCACCCTATTTGCCGGTTTCTGAGCGTGAGCGGCCAGCATTGGACGGGCAAACCGGGGCAGCGCACCGTGGCAGACCGAGATCAGGCCGTAGAAGATTTCATGGCCTGCACCGTATACGGACCAAGAGTTTGCATCGAAAACCCAGTTGGCGTCATGAGCACGCGCTGGCGCAAGCCAGACCAGATTATCCAGCCGTATCAGTTCGGAGACGATGCCAGTAAGTCCACGTGCCTCTGGCTCAAGGAGTTGCCGCCCCTGATTCATACCCATGTAGTCGAGCCACGCTGGGTGTGTTGCGGGATGCCGCTGCCGCTAGATGTAGTAGGTCGCTACGGGTGTCCCAACTGCCTTGGAGATAAGAGACCGCTGCCCCGGTGGGGGAACCAAACCGATTCAGGCCAGAACCGCCTTGGACCGCCTTGGACCGACTAAAGACCCGGAGGATAGACGTGCGGCAAGAGCTGTAACGTATACAGGTCCAGCGACGGCAATGGCGGAGCAGTGGGGCACGCTATGAATTCAACAAAAGGGAGTCGCCATGAAAAAGTTGAGACCGGGGATAGCGAGGACTTGGCAAAGGGAACAAGCACGCCAAGAGCGTCAAAGATTGGCATCGCTGGCGGGGGAGATGTTTGCGAAGATTTTCTTTCAGGAATCTCCACTTATGAAACGAATACGCGAAAAAAAGGCATTCGGTTCTTACTCAGGAAGTTAAAGTTTGGCGCACCACCCGACACCAAGAAAGAATCCCTCATGCAAAGCCTGGGTATCGATTTTGAAACCCGTTCTCAAATAGACCTGAAAGCCAAAGGCTTGCATAACTATGCCACAGATCCCTCCACCGGGGTCCATTGCCTCTCTTATGGTCCTGACCCGGAGCACGTAAAAACCTGGGTGGAAGGTGAGCCATTCCCCGCCGATCTCAAAGCCCACATCGAAGCTGGCGGCATCGTCACAGCCTGGAACGCGGCCTTCGAGCTGGCGATCTGGAACGAAGTCTGTGTCAAGAAATATGGTTGGCTTCCCCTTCCTATCCGCCAGGTCCGCTGCTCCATGGTGCAGGCCTACGCGATGGCGTTGCCCGGCGCCCTGGACGATGCCGCGCCAGCGCTCGGTGTGGACCAGAGGAAAGATTCCGAAGGCCACAGGATCATGATGCAACTCAGCAGGCCGAAGAAGGACGGCTCAATGTGGCGCCGGGAAGACGACCTCGACAAGTTCCTCAAACTCTACAGCTACAACAAGCAGGACGTGCGCACGGAGCTGGCCTGCCTCGACCGGATGATGGAACTCAGCCCCTCCGAGTGTGACCTGTGGGAACTGGACTACAAGATCAATAATCGCGGTGTGATGTGCGACCTTGCGAGTGTCGATAAGGGCATAGCGATCATCCAGTCCGAGCAGAAGCGGCTGAATGGCGAGATGTTGAGGGCCACTGGTGGGGTAGTAGGCTCGTGTACCGAAGTCCAGATGCTCGGTAAGTGGATCAAGTCTCAGGGCGTCGAGATGGATGGCCTGGCCAAGGCGGATGTGCTAGATGCTTTGGCTGTGGATACTGAGGAAACGGATAACGAAGACGGTGAGGGTATTCCGATGCCCCCAGCCGTCCGCCGCGCGCTGGAGCTTCGCCAGGAAGCGGCCAAGTCCTCCACCGCGAAGCTGATTGCCATGCGGGAGAAGGCTTCGCCTGACGGCCGCATCCGCAACCTGCACCAGTTTCACGCCGCATCGACGGGGAGATGGGCTGGCCGGGGGGTACAAGTCCAGAATCTTCCGCGCTGGCGGCCAGACATTCACCAGTCAGACATCGAGGCTATGTTCTCAATGCTTGACGACAAAGCGATGCTGGACCTCTTCTACGGGCCGAGCATGGCCGCCATCTCCGACTGCATCCGGGGGATGTTGATCGCGGGCGAGGGCAACGAGTTGGTTGCCTGTGACTTCTCCGCTATTGAAGCGCGCGCTTTGGCGTGGCTGGCCGGGCAGGAGTCCGTTCTTGAAATATTCCGTACTCACGGCAAAATCTACGAACACGCAGCGGCGGGCATCTACCACGTGCCTTTGGACGAGGTGACAAAGGACCAGCGTCAGCGGGGTAAGGTCGCGATTCTCGCTTTAGGATTCGGCTCAGGTGTAGGTGGCTTTCAGGCCATGGCGCGCACTTACAACGTTCAAATCTCTGATGCTGAAGCCGACGAGATTAAGAAAGCCTGGCGAGCGGTCAACCAGCGCATTGTGCGGTATTGGTCTGATCTCGAATCCGCTGTGCTTGGTGCGATGAAGAATGGCGACGTCACGAGCGCCGGCGCGCGCGGCCGGGAAGTGAAGTTCCGCAAAGCCGGGTCGTTCTTGTGGGCTTTGTTGCCCAGCGGGCGCGCTCTGTGCTATCCCTATCCTGAGTTGAGAATGGTCACAACTCCATGGGGCGAGGAGAAAGAGCAGCTCACCTTCATGACCGTGGTGGACATGACTCAAAAGAAGAAAGCCAAGATCCTGCCTGACCCGAATTCGCGGGGCAAATGGCAGAGGGTTTCCACCTACGGTGGGTCGCTTGCGGAGAACATGACTCAGGCGATTGCGCGGGATCTACTGGCCGACGCGATGCGCGCTGTTGAGGCTGAGGGTCTGGAGGTGTGCTTTCACGTTCACGACGAAATTGTAGTGGAGGTTCAACAGTTCCGCGCTCAGTACACTTTGGAACGAATGATGGCGAGCATGTCGGAGACTCCGGTGTGGGCCAAGGGGCTGCCGTTGGCTGTGGAAGGATTCCATGGGCGTCGATACAGGAAGGGCTGATATGAACTGGATGACCGCAAAATTCAAAGGCGAATGCGTCTCTTGCACTCGCGACATCGACGAGGGCGAGCGAATCCTGTTTGACTTCGAGGAGCGCGAGACTTATTGCAGCAAATGCGGGGAGCGGTATAAGCCGGACCCGAAGAAGAAAGGGACTCAATGATATATCTCGCAACTCCGTACACGCACTCCGATAAGAGCATCGAGGAGTCTCGCTTTGAAGAAGCGTGCCGAATCGCGGGTCGGCTGATGGCCCAGGGGCTTGTCGTCTTCTGCCCAATCGCGCACACGCACCCGATTGCCGTGCGCTGCGATTTGCCCCGCGGCTGGGATTATTGGAAGAAGTTTGACCAAGAGTTCATCCGTGCAAGTGAAAAAGTAGTCGTCGCCAAGATGGACAGCTGGCAAGAATCGAGGGGTGTCCAGGCCGAGATCCAGATTGCTCAAAGTCTCGGCATTCCGGTTGAGTTTATGGAGGCGGGAGTGTCAAAATGCACTTGCTACAACCCATACGATATTCCTAGAGCTGCGGGCCAACACGACGGAATATGCCCCCTTGGGCGCGAAAACATCGGTAATGCCGCTGAGGCTGCTCAAAGAGCAAGGGAAGATAGGGGCTGGGACGTTCTCAAACGTGCGGAGGTTGCTTTTGCGGAAAGATACGCTGAAGCAGTAAAGATAGGCTGGTTGTCACGAGACGGCAAAGTTGTTGCTCCACCAAGCCCGGGTCCTTATGAATTCCTCAATCCTGATTTTCTCGCTCTCATGAACGACATCGGCCGCCTGGGCCACGAGAAGTTCGGGGACGATGCCATTGAAGCTAATGGAGACAGGACTCGCAAACTCCCACGGCACCAGGCGAATATGCTCCACGCTTATCGGCACATTACGGCCTACGAAGATGGGATCAAGCACGACAAGTTGGGGACGTTGCAGGCGCAGTTAGCCGCGGCGGCCTTCAACTGCATGTTGGAATTTTGGTTTTCTCAGCACGAACAGGGTGAGTAAGTGGCAAAGCAATCAGAATTCGCGCTGCGTCTAGCCGCCAGTGGTTTTTGCGTTTTTCCGTGCGCTCCAAACTCCAAACTGCCAGCCATCAAGGACTTCCCGAACAAGGCGACCACGGACCCGGCGCAGGTTGAAGCCTGGTGGAATGGCCAACCGCGAAATATCGGGATCAGCACAAGCCACTTTGCCGCGGGTGAAGCTCTTGTGGTCGTAGATGTGGATGTAAAGGCTAAAAAGCGTGGTGATCTGAGCCTCCTCCAGTTGGAGATGGACGGATTCGAGCTACCAGAGACTCTTGAGGTTCAAACGCCGTCGGGCGGGAAGCATCTGTATTACAGAACACCAAAAGCCCTGCGGCAGGGGGTGGACACCCTCGGGCCTGGTATCGACACCCGGAGCCTGGGCGGGTACGTCCTCGGGCCGGGCAGTGAGATCGACGGCCGCGTTTACGAAATCACCCACAAGGCCCAGATCGCTCCGGCTCCGGAGTGGCTTGTCGCCCGCCTGGGCCAGGCCAAGGAGCGCAGCGCCGCCTCTACCGAGGCTCTGGTGGGCGTCGATCCCGACCGCGCGGCTCAGCGGGCCGCCCAATGGCTTGCAGCCTATGCCCCGACAGCGACCGAAGGCCAGGGGGGCGACGCCGAGACCTACCAGGTCGCCTTGCACCTGAAGGATCTTGGCTGCTCCGCCGATCAGACTCTTGATCTAATGGCCTCTTGGAACGAGCGCTGCTCTCCCCCATGGTCTCAGGACGAGCTTCAGACCAAGGTCAACAACGCATTCCGCTACGGAAAAGACCCCCAGGGTGTCGCGGCGCCCGAGGCGGTTTTTCCTCCAGTGGAGGAAAAACCAGAAGGGGAAGACGCCACAGAGGGCAAAACCCATCCTTTTCAAAAATTGAATAGGAATTTTGCTTTCGTCTTCGCCGGCGGTACGGGTAATATACTTTGGGAGACTACAGACCGAAAGGAGGACTACGCCTTCCATCTGATGAACAAGCAGTCGTTCCTGGATATGCACGCGGCCAACAAGCTGCAGATCGGCGATAAGTCCAAGGCTGTCGCCCAGATGTGGATGGAGTGGAAAGGCCGCAGGAACTTCGATGGCTTGGTTTTCGAGCCCGGCATAGAAGTAAACCCACGCTGGTTTAACCTGTGGCGGGGATTCGCGGTTGCTCCCGCGGGCACCGCTGATCATCCGATGGTCGAGCGGTGGAAGGAGCACCTTTTCGAGAATATCTGCAATCACGAGAAGGTATTGGCCGATTGGCTCACCAGTTGGTTTGCGCATTTGATCCAAAAGCCTTATGAGAAGCCCCTGGTGGCGGTTGTCTTTCGCGGCGGGAAGGGCGTGGGCAAGAACGCGCTTGTGGAGCGCGTCAGCAAACTGCTGGGCGGCCATGCTATGACCACATCCCGTCGCCGGTATTTAGTGGGGAACTTCACTTCGCATCTGCAACGGTGCCTGATGTTCGTCCTCGATGAGGCGTTCTGGAGTGGAGATAAGGAAGCTGAAGGTGTTGTCAAAGACCTGGTGACAGGTGAGGAGCATTTGATTGAGCTGAAGGGCAAGGAGTCCTTTACGGTTCGGAACCTGACCAGGGTGGTAGTCATCGGTAACGAAGAGTGGCTCGTGCCGGCGAGCGCCGACGAGCGCCGCTGGGCGGTTTTTGAAGTGGGGGAGGGCCGCAAACAGGACAGGCAGTATTTTGAGGAGATGCGGCTGGGCCTTGACGAGCGGGGTGGCGGGGCGTATCTGCTTCGCTACCTGATGGACTACAAAATCACCCAGGACGTGAATCTGGCGCCCAACACGACGGGCCTCACAGCACAGAAGATTTCATCTCTGGAGCCTGTGCCTCAGTGGTGGTATGACACTCTGGCGGCCGGCACAATCGCCGGCGGAGACTGGGGAGGAGAATGGCCGGATACGATCCCGACCAATCGATTGAGAGACGCTTTGCGCCGCTGGGTCGGCAACCGCAACATCAAGGGGCGGCTCCCCAACGATGTGAACTTCGGAAAGATCCTTCACCAGATGGCGCCGAGCTTTGAAAAGAGAAAATTAGGCGGGAACAAAGTAGCGGATGGCGACACCAGTTACGCCTATTTCAAAGTGCCTCTGGAAGGTTTGCGGCAGGAGTTCGAGAAGTACATAGGTGGGGGTGTCCCGTGGGCGGAATGATTTTGCAAGGGAGCTGTTTGGAGAGGTTGCGCGAGATGGAGGAGAACTCCGTCGATTCAATCGTGACCGATCCCCCATACGAACTGGGCTTCATGGGGAAGGCGTGGGACTCCACCGGCATCGCTTATTCCGTCTCGATGTGGAGGGAGTGCCTGCGCGTACTCAAGCCCGGAGGCCACCTTCTCAGTTTTGGTGGGAGTCGGACATATCACCGCATGGCCTGCGCGATTGAGGATGCGGGCTTCGAGATCCGCGATCAGATCATGTGGATTTATTCCCAAGGATTCCCAAAGTCGATGGACGTGAGCAAGGCGATTGACAAGGCGGCTGGGGCAGAGCGAGAGGTTGTAGGCGTTGCCGCTGGCATGGGAAAGCAGAATCCAGAGTGGAACGGCACAGCGCAAGGTAGAGCAGAGAATTCATTCAAGCCAGAATATAGTCTGACTGCCCCATCCACCGATGCCGCAAAGCAATGGTCCGGCTGGGGCACGGCACTCAAGCCCGCCCATGAGCCAATCTGCGTGGCGCGTAAGCCGCTGATTGGAACCGTCGCGGCCAACGTGCAACAGCACGGCACTGGGGCGCTGAATATCGACGGGTGCAGAGTTGAGTTGAACGGAGATTACAAGTGCAAGGCAAATGGTCGCCCGTCGCAGACAGGACTTGACGATAACTATGACCCCGCTAATGCGAACCGGCCTGACACGGTAGGTAGATGGCCCGCCAATGTGATCCACGACGGTAGCGAGGAAGTGGTGAGCCTGTTTCCGCAAACTTCCTCCGGCACGGGCGCGGTGAAACGGGTGTCTGCTGCTGAGAATGAGGGGAATCGCGGGTCGGCACTTGGGGCGGAATCTCGCCCTGCGGGAACGGAGATGATTTGCTATGGGGATAGCGGTTCTGCCGCTCGGTTCTTTTACTGTGCTAAAACCAGCAAGTCCGAGCGTGGTCTCGGCAACATTCACCCCACTGTCAAACCCCTTGTCCTGATGCGCTACCTCTGTCGGATCGTAACCCCTCCCGGCGGCGTGGTCCTCGATCCGTTCACAGGTTCAGGCACAACAGGCATAGCTGCCATGCGGGAAGGCTTCGGCTTCATTGGTATCGAGTTGAAACCAGAGTATGCCAGCATTGCCAATGCTCGCCTGCTCGCGGAGGTGCTCTCGTGAGCCGAATGATCACGACCGAACAACTCGCGGCGCGCTGGTGTACAAGCCTGGGATACTTGGCCAATCTGAGAAGTCAGGGGAAGGGCTGCCCTTACATCAAGCTGGGCCGGCGCGTGGTGTATCGGGCGGTGGATGTGGATCGCTATGAGGCGGACCGTCGTGTTGCCGCGAAATTTGTCAGGCCAAGAGCTCAGAAATGAAAAAGGCTACTCGCCCGGTCAACGACAACGAAGTCCTAGCTGAACTTGATCGGCGGACTCGCGGCTACGGCGCCGGCGTGCGGCTGGCCAGGGATCTCGGTTTGGACGTTCGTCGGCTGCACACTATAAAGTCAGGGAATCAACCGATGAGCCCGAGGGTTGCCGCGGCTCTGGGCTGGGAATTGAGATGGGTGAGGAAAGGGGTTAAATGCTGAAACTGA